TCCTACCGCTACAGTGGCTCGTAACTTGAGTGAGGCAATGACCAAGGGATATCGTGATGGCATTCAACAAGCTGCGGATGAGACCTTTGATCTAATGGTAGCAAACCCTGCCAAGTTTAACGAGATCATGCAGCTACTTGCCCAGAACAACGAGAAGGGCGCAAAAGAGTTGTGGACGATCCACTTGGGTCGAGCATCCTACGGAACTTTCCAAGACGAACAAACCCGGGAAGCACTACCCGTAGAATAGAAACAACCCCTCCGGGCTTTCGCTCGAAGGGGCTGCTATCTAACTTGAAAAGTGACCAAACTTTTCATGTATTGTTATACCTATACAAGGCTCTGAGGTCAACTGTCCTCAGGGCTTTTTTCTTGTTCAGGCTCTACTTCTGGGCGGTTTTTCTCGAACAGAGACACCTCGAACAAAGACCGATTCAATAGCCAGTGCATGTATGGGATGCTGTTGATCGAGCTATTCATGTAGACCTGACCATTATCGTCGAAACCGCAGACCAACACGGACTGTAGCTTCTGTTTCTGTGCCTCTTTAAGGGCTGACTTAACTTCTTCCATGATAATCTCCTAATTCACGGAGCCAAGGGTGTAGAATGCTACTTCCTCGGCTGGGATGTCGTAAAACCGCTCTCCAAAGGGCGATTTATAGTTGGGTACTTCTACGCAAGGCGCAGCGGCCACTGTCTTACGTCCTACCCTAGCCACTGCATGCAATCCGGCGTTGAAAACGAGGAACTGCGTGGGTTTAGTTAGAAACTTGGCCTTTCGGACGGGTATATGCAGCGTGGAGTAGCTAAACTGCACCCCATGCCAGCTTTTCTTGACCTCTACCTCACAATAGAAGGTCTTACCCTTGCCTCTGACCACAAGATCGACGCCAAATTGATCCTCGTGGTCCTCACAGTGATATCCTGTGTGTTCCCAGAAGGTTTTGGCCCGATCTCTGGCCGGGGCATCATACACATCAAATTCATGCTGCTCGAATTCTTTGTACATTAGACAAATGCCCCTTTTGGTTTTCAACGTAGGCTACATCAAAGCCACGTTGCCATTCCTTGTGGTTCAGAGATCCACTAGAGAACGGTGAGTTAAAAACGCCTTTCTGGAATGCTTCGATCCCTTTGTTAAAGGCTCTTGTTAGTGTTGGGTTGCTCATAACCTACCTCGTTTTTAGTAAGTCCCTGCGTATTTTGATCCAACTCTTGTTCTAGTTCTGTGTAGCCACCAATATGCCTACCATCTGGAGAGAAGATCTGCGGTACGGTGGTTAAGTCAGCCTTCAACATAAGAGACAGAAGCCACTTACTGCTTGCCGATTGTACGTTGTATTCGGTGTAAGGCTTGCCCTGTGACCGGAGGACAGCCTTTGCCCGGTCACAGAAGTTACATTGGTTTCTTGAGACGATAACGTACATCAGCGAATAGGACATGCGCCGGTGGCACAGTCTGCTTCCTCAAGCTCTAGAAGGCTGTTGCCAGCATCCAGATCGACTGTGAGAAGTGTAGACGCATAGGCAGTGTATTCTTCTTGTGTCACGACTTCCTGTGGAAGGTAGAGGTAGCCCAAGTCCTTTGCGGTCTTTGTGGGGTCATTGCGGTAGATGAATGACACACCGACGTAGCTGTCCCAATTAACCATGATCCATTCAATGATGGATGGGATCTCTGTGGTGTCGTAGGAGATAGTGACCGAGCAATTGTGATCGACGTAGTTGTCCATCATCAGCTTGTATCGTTCTAGCTGTTCTACTGCGCTCTCTATGTTTACGAACTTACCGTCGATCTCTGTGAACTTAACGTCCTCGTATGCCACAGGGAATGTAGCCAAAACACTATCTACTTCACCGGGCTTATCGATGACTTTGTAGTTGGCTGCACGAAGCATAGGCACCAGAGGATCGTGCTTAGAGAAGGTGATGTTGTTGAATAGATACTTTCCGAGTGGGCGATGCACCCCTTCTGTAGTATCAAATATTTTGCTCAGGCTTCCGCTTGGCTTAACCGTCGTCACGTTCTGTGGGCGAGGTAAGCGCAATGTATCTGCCATATTGTTGGCACCCCGCTTGGCCCATGAACGAAGGTTCTTGAGGCGGTTGGGGGACTCTGGGCCGTAGAAGTCTAGGAACTTAACAATGCCTGTCAGACCTACACCACACAAACGTAGGAACTCGTTTAGCTCATGCCAAGACCTCTGCAACACACCATCGTCTAAATTTACGCATGTCTGGCGGTAGTTGGCTCGGCTGATAATCCAGATAGCTCGTTCCAAACCATCAGTGTCTCCAAGGAATTTACCGAGGTCTGTCTCGACTAGGTTACAAAAACTCTTATTTCCGAGTAGGATTTCAAAGCACGGGTTTCCGCCTTTAAAATAAGGGGCACGGCGCTTTGCTGACTCCGCATTTACGAATCCCGGTTCACTCCCACCAGCCTCAACCATACGATCAAAGATGTACGACAACTCCCACTTCGTGGGCTTGCTATGGAACATGATAGAGTTGTTAGATTGTGTGCGATGGTTCCGGCCTTCCCAGAAATTCTTCTTCGCTAGGATGAACTCATCGATCTCTGGATCTTGCATAGGCATCAGAGCAATCTCGGCAGACCGTCGAGAGGACAGTGTCGTACCGAGGTGGTTCAACAGGTCCAATACATCAATGCGAGTGAGTAGCTTACCGGCCCGGTCATTGAGTAGGTCACAGATGTTCTTAAATGCGATAGAGATGGTCTCATCACCAGAGCTAATCCAGCCATATCCCTTGAGACGTTCACCCGCTGGGCGGATCTCAGAGAAGTCTAGTATCAGTTTATCAATAGGCTTCTTGAGGGCTAGGATCTTACCTACAGACTTGGCCCATGCCTCGGCACTATCACCAATCTTGATGTGAGTAATCTTATTGCCTTCGTCATCAGTGAAGGTGCGCTCTTGGTTGTCTGGGAAACCTTTGTCCGTCCGGGTGGAGCGGATGATCTCTACCTCAACAGGTTTAGCGAATCCGTTTAGTGTACCTCGAACTGGCTCAAAGCCTACACCACAGCCCTGTAGAAGCAGCCAGAACTGATCTACGATGTCGTGTACAGTCTCAGACTTACCGAAGCTACAATTGAACTGTGAGGCCTCACGGGTCTTGGCTACATCTGTGCCACCGAGCCATAGTGTACGGCCAGACACTGTAGCCTTACGATCTTCCATAAGATCACGAAGCTCTTCTAGTTCGTTTAACTCTTCCTCAGTAAGCTCAGAGCCTTTTGCTCTTTCCCACAGCCATTGTTGATGGTGTATCACACGAGCTACAGTCTGGCTCCACGTTTCAAATACAGTGCCTTCGTCGTTTAGAGGGCGGTTGTATGTGCGACGAGTAACCATGTTGGCTCGTGCGGAAAATTGTCTGTTGTTATTCATTCCTGATCCCCTGTTACCGATTGTCGCCGGAGCCTTTGATGACTCCACGGGCCAGTCGGCTATTTAATTTGTCTAGATTTTGCTGGGCGATTGTTTCCATACCGATACCCAAGTCGGTGCAGAGAGCGGCGATGTACCAAAGAACGTCACCTACCTCATGGGAGATGGCTTCACGCTGTGTGGGATCGAAGTGTCCGTTGTTGTCACGCAAGACCTTCTTGACCTTCCCGGCTACCTCACCGGCTTCAGATAACAGGCCGAGGGCGGGATACACGATTACATCTGCATCGTTGTAGACAGCGGTCTTAGATGCCTGTGTTTGATAGTCTTCAAAAGTCATATTCTTCCGCCTCAATGATTTTGTTGATGTACCATTGGGCCTTTTTAAGATCCTCAATGGGGTTGTTTTTATACTGGTGACGCCACAGGTATTTGATTGCGTTGCCTTGGCAGTAGGATTTGAATCCTTCATGGCCGAGGGCTGCATAAATAGCTTCGATGCACTCAATGCCTGCTTGGTTGTAATGCGGGGGGTTGTTTACATTATCTGCCATCAGTTTTTCTTATTGAAGGGGATGACTTTGGCTTCGGCAATGGCTTGCTCAAGTTCATCGGCAGGCTCAAATTCGATTTCCATTTCAGATTGATCTAGGACCATGTTGCCCAGATCCACAAAGAAAAATGGATTGTTCTGGACCATGTATCCGATGCCCTCAACCAGAGCTTCGTAGTGTTCCGCTTCCTCTTCGGACACGTTGCCTACAAGGTTGCTAAAGGCGCTGAGATTAAATCCGGTGTGGTCTACCGGCGTTATGAATAAGCCGCAGGCGATGGGGTCTTTATCTTTCATTTGTTTTTTCCAATCAGTTTGAAAAAGTGTTCTGCATCCATCAGGGCTAATGGCTTCTGCCGATCCGCTTTGATGATGGCGATTGGTTCCGCTTTGGGTGGGCAGTTGGCTTCAGCTTGTTCCATGAATTTGTATGCACTGATCTTGTTCAGAGCTTTGCATTCCACAGAGTAGGGAAAGAGTTTCCTAGCAGCCGGTGACATTTGAATATCTTCACCGTTTTGGCCCATTCCAGTGGAACGGACATCATCTGGTTCCAGTTTCGGAAACAGTGCTAGAATTTTATCTCTGACCCATTGCTGGTGACGCCGCCCCTTAGCCTTTGCAGACTGAGGTTTTATCGCCATGCTTAATCCTCTACGAACCAGTACG